TTACTGGTACGGTAGGACAGATTGCAACTGTAAGCAACAGCGGTGGCGGTGGTAATCCAAATGGTATGATAGCATTCTGGGATACTACAAACAATCGCTGGTCTTATATTCACGATAACAGTGCTGTCTAATAACTAAGTACATCTGAGGATATTATATGGCTATTATAGAAGAAAAGAACAGTGCTGGTAAGGTAATCGGTTACCGTGATGGTAAGATGGGACCTTTATACAGAACACTAGAAGAAGCAGAGCAGAAGTCAACTGGTTGCCCTATCGCAACGCAAGACATTCATGTCAATCTTGATAATCGTCAACACGCAATTGACGAGTACATGTATGGTCCCTTAGACCCAAGTCAACCTAATCCCGAGTATTGGGGTGAAATCGCAGATATGTGGGGCGTTAGCGTAGCACAAGCAAAAACTGCTCGTTGCGGCAATTGCGCTGCATTCAATGTTACATACAAGATGAAACAGTGTATGGCTGATGGTATCGGTAGCGAGCCAGGTAGTGATGCAATGGATGTTGTTGACGCTGGCAATCTAGGCTATTGCGTATTGTTCAAGTTCAAGTGTGCAGGTGCCAGAACTTGCGGTGCATGGGTTACGGGCGGACCAATTAAGTAGGCATAAATATATTTGTAGTCAGTCTATTTCCGATTGAACTTCTGATACTATTGCCATAGTTGGGCTGACTACACTTTCATCGTAGTGGATGATCCTATCGCCCCGAGAGTTGCATACCAATCTGCTGGTTCAATCTTATATGCGTCTAATACCGCCTGGGCAGCGTCCTTATCGCTGGTCTTTACATAGAAGCGTGAGTCAAAGTTATCAGTCCAAGACTGTGTATCAAGCACTACAACTGGCATATGCCCAACGCATTCAATAAAGGCAAACGCATAGTTCTCAAGCAATGATGTGTTATAACTGACCCTACAACTACGAATGAAGTCATTCTTTTCAGCACCAATCACTCCTGCTTTAATCTCATAATCAGTATGACCAATCTTAGCAAACGCGGCTTCAAACTTCTTTGCACCGTTGCTGTTAGTCAACACCTTAGCGGGCAACTTAGTCTTCTCAATCATACGCAAGAATGCTTCTGGATTCTTACCCTTCTCCCAGCGCCCAATATACAAAACGCCTTTGCGTTCATTGTAGTTAGGTTCAAGCAACTCACGCTCACTCATAGGCATAGGAAGAACAGCGCAATTCTTTACGCCGTTCTGTAATAAACGAGACTTGTTGTGTTCGCTTTGCGTACCTACAGTGATATGACTTAATGTAAGAAAAGCATTGTAATATTCGTGATAGTAGGGAAGAAACACATCCTTCACCTTTGCTTTTGCATATATCTGCTTGTACAAGTGCGTATACAGCACTACAGGGGTATCTATGTTCATCATAGCAATGCCTGCTTGTGCCTCTTGCGAGTTGACAACGATAAGGTCATATTTGTGTAGTTCAAGCGCAGTTATCATTATCCTTTGGAAGTTGCTAATCTTCTCAAAATTGATGCTTTCGCTATGCATAAAGATAGCGGTGTGTTGAGCGTAGGATAAGGGCTTGCTATTGTAATATAGGTTGACTGACTCATTGGTCAGTTTGTATGCAAATTGATTGCGAGGCTTCTTGTCGCAGATGATATCTACAGTCCAGCCTAATGTTGTTGTCATTTCAGTGAATGACTTAGCGAATTGTCCTATGCCACCGTGAGGGATAAGATGTTGGTCACTTATTACGAATGCGATTCTTTTCATCAAAATACTCTATAATTTGTTTCTTCTCCTCAACGGAGAAGAAGATACCGTCAGGGTTTTCTGCACTTGACACCTTACCCTCATCTAATGTATTTGCTAGATACGCAAACAACTGCTCTGGTGTCAAGTCCATATTAACGACAATTGTTGTATGGGCAACGAGGACGATAGCGACCATCATCAACACGCACCTGAACTACAATTGTACCTTCTACTTTAATTACTGGTGTCTCTTTACAAGACTTACAAGCAGCAAGTGCTTTAGCGTGGTTATCACTTGCTACAATAAACCGATTATACGCTCGTTCAACCGCACTGCCCTTATCTTGTTCAGCCCATTGCGGAAAGTCACGGGCATAGTAATTGATTTCTTCAGTTGTTTCTTTTGCAGGCTCCTGTGCATACACTGGCCCGGAGAACAAAGCAAGAACAAATAGTAACTTACGCATTATTATGTGCCTTTTCGGTGCGTTGCTTTAGTTGATACCAGAGATATGCCTGTCGTTCGTTAAGACATTCTGCTGGGATAATCGTCTTAATGCGAAACCCAATCTCAGGATGTTGTTCATCGGTTCTAGTATTGATATCATACACATCATAATGCTTTGATGAGTAATTAAAGTTACCAACTAGCAAACCCTGCGGGCAATATAGATGTTCTTCAGTTAAATCATATTCGTAGTTAGGGAACCGATTGAACCAATCCATAATGTCAGGCTTAGTTTGCGTATGTTCCCAATATCTGCGAACACTGTGTTCGCTGATGGTGATTTGACCTGTATGTCTAACCAACTTTCTACCTATACGATTGATATAAGACATTATGATATCGCTGCTGCGTTTCTCATCAATATCAATATCCATTTGCTTGATGCAATAAAAACGCTTGAACTTAACGAGTTTGCTAATGTCAGTATTCTTATTGTAGGCAAATGCCTTGTTCAAATACTTTTCCCATACAGCCATAACATCATCTTCGGTCGCTACATTGTTTATACCACAAGTGCGTAACCAATTAATATAAGGCTTAGTGTTAGCAGGCTTAGGTGATGGGATGATTACTCGTCGCTTCATTTGTTTTCTCCTAAAGTAGTGGCCCCCTTTCGGGGGCCACTTTGTCTTTACTTCTTTGCGATGATTTCTAATGCATCTGCAATGCGAGTGAGTGAGAATGCGATATCGTGAAGTTCATCACCGTTACTGATATTCCAACTATTAGTCTTAGTTTCGGGTTGGTAAATGTTGTTGCTCATATCAGTCAACGAATCAATTAATCTATCAAACTGTTCTGTGTTCATTTGTTTTCTCCTAAAGTATATCGTAGCATCGTTGCTACATATACTCTTATATAGTATTTATATCTTAGTGTCAAGAAAAATCGTGCCTAGGCAAAAAAAAGGTTGACATATATTGAATTGTGTTGTATAATTACAACAGTCAGCAGCAATGAGGCTTGTTGACAACTAGGGCAAGACTTTTCGTAAACTTGCTTGTCCTACTGTCAGATAGATACGAGAGAGCGGTCTAACTTCCCAGGTTAGGTCGCTCTTTTTTTGCCAAATTACCCAAAACATTTGATTCTTTAGTCTATTAATAGTATAAATAAAGATGTACTCAGAGACATGAGTATGATCCTAAAGCATGTCGTGGCCCGCTGTTTGCGCGGCGGGTCACAGTCTCGCAAAAGACTTAATGCAATAGGAACAACATGAAAGGATAAACTATGGCACTAACTCAATCTCAGCAAGACTTGCTGGACTCTATCACACAATCTAATACACACGATGACCTAGGTACTTTTTTTGACCTAGGTGATGAAATGTATTCATTTAATATTAAAGAGAAAAGGAAAAGGAAAGAGAATACATTACATCACCAAGTGACTGATAATGTTGGCGCGCCAGAGGCGCTTTCTCCTCCGGAGCCTTCGGCCGTTGCTGAAGCAACCAGGGTTTCCCTTCTGGAAACTACGCTTGAGCGTAAGGGAAGTATTGGATCAGGGCCCAAAAAAGGCTTCAAGCGAATCAGCACAAATGACAAGTATGTAGAAATAAATGTGCAAGTAGCGAACTATAGACCAGAAGGCAGATTCAAACGCATCAATGTTTATGTCTCGCTTAAGACTGACACAGACCAATCATATTCAGTCTTTCTATCTGGCTCTGGCACAACTGCAAAAGCAGAACTCAAACGAGGCGCAAAGGACATTCAATCAGTAGTTGAGGTAATTGAATCATTCCAAAATGAAATCCCAACAGGTATAATAGCAAGACTACATTATAAAGCACCTAAAGGCTTTGTAACAGACTTTCACAGAGGTCTACTCAAATCAGCAATGGTCTGCATTGACGAACAAGAGGGAGACTTTATGGCATATCTGTATCTGCTAGGAGAATACATCTCTATCCCACTTGATTCAGACTTAACGATAGCGCAAAAGAAACATTACACTGCTGCTGGTATTTGGGCTGAATCATACAATCTAACAGATGAGGATGAGTTTGATGATTAAGTATAAATAGACTATAGAAATGACAAACTTACCGAAACCCACAATAATTGAGACAAGTCAATGGGAACTTGAGTATTATCGCATACGAATGCCCTCAATGACTAAAGAAGAATACATCAACAAAAGAAAGCGAGATTGGTATCGCTTTCACTATTACAACAACAAATGAATAACAAAGGAACAAATGACATGCAAAAGATACTATACGATATCAAGTACACTAGTGCAAACACTGATTACCTATCACTAGACGATAACGATATGTCAACAGTACAAATCACTGTACTGGGCTTACTCACATACATGACTGAATTGTCAATCGCTAAGGACAAAGACATTCGTGACTTCACTGAGTGGTTCACAAGTCCAGACAAACGCTATCACTACAACAGCAAACTAAAGAAATATAACAGCCCTCAGTCATATCTTGCGGGAACACTTAATAACATTCAGTTTGGCAATCAAAAGGACTTCTCGTTAACACAATTGCAGACTATTCAAGATATCGTCAACACAAGCGTAGATATCATTGACGCAATTATGGGAGCAAAGAATATTAATCTACAGCAGAACAGAATGTTTACTAAGTTGTGGATTCAACAGAATCTTTGGATAAACTGATATGCTATACACAGGCTCAGGTAATCTACCCCATCATATCTACTGCTATGTAGATAGTTCATTCATACGCAAAGAAGCAGAACCTAACACATACGAACCCTGCATCTGGTTTGCATTACACAGTAAAGCAGGCTACAGTTGGGGCTGTCATGTAATGTTAGAGTGCGGTGCAGTATACAGAGGTCTACCAGCACACGCAATTGCATTCAACAATAACCCAGAAGCAGACTGGAAACTACACGATACACAAGTATGGGACTGCTATGGCGATCAGTTCAGCGTCATCAAGTATGATTACTTACATGGGCAACGAGCAGAGATAAGAAGCAGCAAACTGTTTGGTAGATATCTATTCACAGCGATACCCATGTATGATGGCTTCACCCAACACCCTAGTCAATCAAAAGAGTTTATGTTCATTGAATTAGACAATGGCAGACTAACAATCATGCCAACGAATGAACTACGCTTTCACGATAAGAGTTACACTGAGGGTGACTGGCCCACAGATATTAAACTTAGTGATACTGTGTATAGAGTGGAATAAGTGTAGAAAAGGCGCACTGATACAAAGCCATTCATATCAGGTGAGTATGTCAACGGACGACAGTTTGAGCGCCTTTCCTACAGTCTATTTATATTCAGCAACTAACATAGTTATAAATAATATTAAGGACAATGCAAATGAATTTACACAAACAAATGACCGACATTCCAATTGACGCTAACACCATACCAACCAACATAACGGTTACTCCAATTAACATCATCTTGCCCCAGCGTTTACCTCAGCGTGACGATAATGTTTGGCTCACTAGCCCTATAAAGACTACGCCACAATGATTACTCACGCACCCATACGCTATCAAAGCAAGTTCTACTTCTATGAGAACGATTACATTATCGGCGCCAGCATTAAGATGTATGGCGAATACACTCAAGTAGAAGTTGACTTACTAAAGAATTACATTAACTCTACCTCTGTTGTCTATGACATTGGTGGCAATATAGGATACCACACTGTTGCTTTCGCCTCAATGGCAAAGGAAGTACACAGTGTTGAACCAAATGACCGTAACTACTTGCTATTAGAGAAAAACACACAGCATCTTAACAATGTTAAGTTATATCACTGTGCCTGTAGCAATGTAGTGGGCGAAGCATTCATCAGTGATTATGATACCACTCAACCTGGTAACTATGGTGAATGTATGATGAGCGAGACTGGTCAACCTTGCAAGACAGTTCGTATTGATGATATGGATCTCCCTCCTCCCGATCTTATTAAGATTGATGTTGAGGGTCACGAACTTAAAGTCTTCCAAGGCGCTTACAATATAATCAGCAAACATCGCCCAGTGATATTCTATGAGTCAATGCACGGCACTGGCTTTGATGTAATCTATGATACATTAACAACATTAGGTTACACTATCTATTACTTCCCTGCAAAGAACTACAATCCAAATAACTTTAACGGTGTAGAACAGAATGTATTCGGTGGTGGCGGCGTAATCAATTGCATCGCATTGCCTGCATCACATGGAAAGATTGCAGGGCTACCCGAAATGTGCGACAGAACAGACAACTACAACATTGCTTTAGGACGATTCATAAAGGCTAAAGAGAAACAATGAAGAAAGAAGTACGCTGGACAAGATGGCATCGTTATGCTGACAATGGTGACAAGCACATCAAACGCTTTGAGAACCATCAAGACCCCTCAACTATTGTAGAAGAGGGCTATACACCCTGGGTGCGTGGTACAGGTAAACTAAGTAGTGAACACTATAATAATGTTGTCACTGCTATTCGTGCTGTATGTAAGGGTGTACCCAAGACTAATGAACACAGACAGAAGATGCGTGAAGCCAAGTTAGGTGTACCGAAGACTGAAGAACATAAGAAGAACATGTCATTAGCCTGGGAAAGACGCAGAGAGAATGGCATGGGTCACAACTCAGAAGAAAGCAAGTTAAAGCAAAGCCAAAGCCGTAAAGCAGCAAACCAGAATGTTTATCACAAGGCTATGGCACAGTTAGAACAGATGAAAAGACAAGGGTCAATGTAATGGAACGAGTAGTTAACTTTCACGATGCCGAAGACGATAACATCTATGTAGAAACAGATGACATGATTATGTACTTCATGCCAATAGATATCTGGGATACAGTTGACACACCAGACAATATCGTTAACAATCCTATCGCTAAGGCAACTTACTTGATACATTACACTGACCATTTCCAAACAATGCTAGGAGATAACTAATGAAGTTAACAGAAACAATTGAACGCATTACAATTAAGATACAACAAAAGACCATAGACTTGCAGAAGAAGCAAATCAAAACACATAAGGAACAAGTTAAACGCCACGAAAGACTTATGAAAGCATTGATGCAAGAATTAGGTTACCCTTCGTGGAAGATATCAGCAACGATATTGGCCAACTATAAAGACCATGATGAGGGAAATATTTCAACTAAAAAATAATGCCTGGGTAGTGTACATGTACGGTTGCCTACACTGTGAAAGAACATTTAAGACTGAAAAGTATTGCGCCAAACATGAAGATGAATGCAAAGCAATAAATACAATAAAGAAACAAGATGTGGAGTTTAACATGCTTATTCAAAGAATCACAAAAGGTAGCGAATCATTCTTCCGTAGAGGTAATGATGGCAAATTGTACAAGACTAAAGAAGAAGCCGAATCAAGTGGCAAGAAAGAAGGCGCTGATGGTAAGCCCTGTTGGGAAGGCTATCGTTATGCTGGTACTAAGAACGGTACAGATAAGTGTGTTAAAGTAAAAGGAAGATAATATGCCTATTAGAAAGACAAGTAAAGGTTACTATTGGGGGGACAAAGGTCCCTTCCCTACATTAGAAAAAGCAGAAGCAGTTGAGAGAGCCGCTTATGCAAATGGTTATAGAGAACCAACTGCTACCAAAGACAACAACGCTGAAAGAGCGGGTCGTGAAGTAGCACGAGACATTGAATATGATGACATGCGTAGCGGTACCCGTGAGCCTGCAAGACTGCGTGATGCTAAAGCAGAACGAGCAGGACGCACAGTTACTAGAGACATTGAATACGATATGAAGCGTAAGCGTAGATAAGGACTAATATGACTGAACAAGTGAACGAGGGTGTTGACTACACCTATAAACTAATGAAAGGTGGCGATGGCTTCTTATATGTGAGCATTCAGCCACTTATGAAAGACATTGCTGAATCAATTGCTAAGATGCATGTTATGGATATCAGCGAACTAAATGATGAGAACCAGCGTATCTTTGACTTAAAGATGTTGGGACTTACTACAGTGTATGAGTTCCTGGGTGCGTTTGTTACTGAACAACAGTTGAAAGACGCTGCTGCTGACCTTAAGGGTACAGTGCCACTTAACACTAGCGATAGTTACAGTCCAATGGGAGATGGCTTCAATGTCACAAAACATTAATAAGAAACTAAGAGGTCTTATTGACCGTCCAATAAGCGTTAGTCATATTGCTAACTTCAACAAGATGGTTACTGAACTTAGCCCACACATGACTGACATTGAGATTGATAAGTGTGTTGACCATATGTTTATTCTTGAACATAGTATCGGTGACAGTAACCCATCAGTAGAAGATTGTAAGACACAGTTACAATTGATGTTAGGTAGTGAACGCTTCCTTAACATTTGTAAAGCATGGAACGCAAAGAACCAGAAGTGGCTTACATCATTCGGTAAGTTGAAGTACAAGAAGATTGATGACGGTAGTTATTGGGATGGGTTAGATCCAGAAGATAACGCTGATGATTACGAGAAGGTGTACATCTAATGAGTTACAAACCTACACAAGCAATGTCAGACAATGCACAAGCAGGCATGAACATGCGTGACAAAGCAACACCCAGTAACAAAGGTGGCACAAGTGTAGGGCTTGCAAGAGCGAATCAGTTCATCAAGCGTGAGAATGTAACATTAGATACAGTCAAGAGAACCTATAGTTTTCTTAAACGAGCAGAAGTATATTACGAGCCCGGTAGTCCTACTCCTGGTACACAAGCATATCTTATGTGGGGCGGCAATGCTGGACTGTCCTGGGCTACTAAAATACTGCGCCAAGAAGGATTAATAAAATGATTAAAGAAGAAGATTGCTGCGACAATTGCGAAGAAGGCATTGAGCCTTGCTGTGATGAAGAACTAGCAGAATACATTGAAGAACATATCGTAGAACAAGATAAGCCTGAACAGCAGACCGATATTGTTACTGAAGGTATTACTATTGGTATTGAATCGTTGGCAAAGCATTTGTGCTGCCCGAATAAGTTCTATATTATCCATAAAGCAATGGCTAACCTAACCAGCACAGACCTAACATATTTGCGTGATGAATTGCGTAAGTATGTACCAAGTAATCAGTTGCATCCGAACTTAGAAAGCAAGTTTAGACATGCTATTGAGAAAGCGTTATGAGTAAAGTAAACGGCGGTAGACGCCCAGGTGCTGGTAGACCTAAAGGGTCAACGAGCAAGTTAACTGCTGAGAAGGTACTTGATTCAATCAAGAAGACATGCGGCAAACCCTTTGAAGAACTATTAGCAGAGGGTTATGCATTGACTATTCTTGCGGCTGATATGCCAGCAAGACAGAACTATGAGAAGATGATTCTCGGTAAGGTTATTGCAGAGAAGCATGAGATTGACCACACTACATTGGGTCAAGCGATGACTAATGTATTCTCATTCCCAACTAAAGAGTTGCCTGAATGGGAACAAAAGAAAGAACTACCAGTTAAGTTTACTACATCAACAAATTAATGAAAGAATTAACAAATGACTTATCAAGTAATAAACGGTAACAACATAGAAGTATTAAAGACCTTCCCAGACAATCACTTTGACAGCATCGTGACTGACCCTCCCTATGGTATTGATTTCTTGGGTAAAGACTGGGATGCAAATACAGGTGCGTTAGAAACATATCAAGAATGTTTGCGTGTGTTAAAGCCTGGCGGACACATACTTGCGTTTAGTGCAGCAAGAACATATCATCATCTTGCTATCACATTAGAGCAAGCAGGCTTTGAGATTCGTGACCAGATAATGTGGATATACAGTTCAGGCTTTCCTAAGAGTCATGACATCGGTAGAAAGATACAGAAGAAGTTTGGCGTCAAAGAAACTAAAACTATTGTCCAGCATGACCTCAGAGGTAAAGATGGATTAGTGCAGAAAAAGGGTCAGGTTGACATAGAACAAGTAGTCCCAACTGATGCACTTGCAAAAGAGTGGGAAGGCTGGGGCAACGCATTGAAGCCAGCACACGAACCTATCTGTATGGCAAGAAAGCCCATGAAGTCAAGCATCTTACAAAATGTACAAGACTGGGGAACAGGTGCAATAAACATTAACGCTTGTAGAATCGGTGACGACATTATGCCTGTCGGTGCTCATACACAAACACCTAACTTGTTTAACCCAAATAAAAAGAGTGCTTATGCAGAAGAAACACGCACTGGTCGTTACCCTGCTAATGTTATAGGTGAGATTAAAGGGTATGAAAAGTTCTTCTATTGCCCTAAGGTCTCACGCAAAGAACGACATATTGGATTTGATTTAACAACAATACCTACTAATCCAGAAGGTATGCTTGATCACGCCTATAAACAGAATGATGAGTTTGCCGGTAAGAACTATCAAGCAGTTAAGAACGAAACATTAAAGACCGGTAACAATCACCCAACAGTAAAGCCAGTAGAACTTATGAAGTATCTTGTTAAGTTAGTCACACCGAAAGGCGGTACAGTGTTAGACCCGTTCAATGGTAGTGGGTCAACTGGTATGGCTTGCGTTGAGTTAAACTTTAACTATGTTGGCATTGACCTTGATAGTAACTATGTTGACATAAGTGTTAAGCGCATTGAAGCGCACGATAAGAAATATAGTCTAAACCGTGAGTTATTTGTAATTGAATAATCAGATAGAGATACCTTTATTCGGTCAACAGTCAACTATATTTCAAGACTGGTTACAGACCGATAAGCATTGCATAGACATCGTGCCTGTTGGTAGTGGTAAGACATTTCTTGCCGCTATTGCACTGCCTATATTTGCGAGTGATGAAAAGTATCACAAAGGTAAAGACATTATCTATAGTGCGCCTACTGGGTCAATGATTAAGTCACTGATATGGGAACCACTAAAGAAATCGTGCATTGAATACTTCGGCTTAGTAGATGGTAAAGACATTAACAACAGTGAACTAACTATCAAGTTCCCAAGCGGTGTATTCATTCGTTGCAAATCAGCAGAACAAAGAGAGAACTTACGCGGTCTCAATGTTGGCGTGTGGGTAGCAGACGAAGCAGCCCTCTATACATCCGAGACATTGCAAGAAATCACAAACAGACTTAGACCTAAAGTGGGTCAACCAGATACACAAGGTAGATTGATTGTTATCAGTACGCCTAACGGTGCAGGGCCACTATATGATTTGTTTAAGATGGCACTAGAAATGCCAACAAAATATATTGTTAGACATTTGAACTATGAAGAAATGCGTAGCGGTAATCGTGACTTCATTGACGAACAAAAGCGAATACTCAGTCCCCTCAAGTTCAATCAAGATTATATGTGTCAGTGGGAAAGCGTTGCTGACCAGTTCTTCTACACTTGGGACAGACATAAGTATTGTAGAGAAATAGTAGACAAACAACAAGACTTGTACACATTCCATGACTTCAATAAGCGTGTCATGTGTGCAACAGTAGCACAGGTGACAAATGCAGGAAAGCCAGACGGAACTATTGAAATACTTAAATCTTATGCAATACCTGACTGCGGGACTGAAGGACTTGCGCAGGCTATCAGAGAAGACTTCCCCAGAAGACGAATTAACGCAGTTATTGATATGTCAGGAACTCAAGCGAATAGAGATACAACTTCGCCCTTTGGTATCACTGATAGAGTCTTACTTGAGAAGTATGGATTTACAATCGTCAACAGTAGGAAATCAAACCCCCTTATCACTGACACAGATAATACAAGTAATGGATTTATCAACAGAGGAGGACTTGTAGTAGACCCTAATGATAAGAAATTATTAGAAGCACTACAGACTTACCACTTTGAAGACGGTACACGAAAGAAATTAGTAAAATACACTGAGCAAAAGTATGCTCACATAGACGGACTAGGAGACTCAATTAGATATGGCATTCACCATCTTTTCCCCATTCAACACCATACCATTGGCATATCAGAGTATGTTAATTCTGACCAACGCTTATCCCGTGCAGGTAGCCCTGGTGGCGAGTATATGCCTCATAGCCCTCTGTACCCTGGGGGTCCTACTTGGGAAGAAATACTAAAGGGTGAGCAAGAAGAAGACTTCATGAGTTGGAGTTAGTATAAATAAACTAAAGGAGACAACTTATGGCAAGTAACGGAAGAGTTTCTATTGAAACACGACAACAACGATTTGATAAAAAATATGTAATCAATGAAGTAACAGACTGCTGGGAGTGGACACACGCACTTAACAATATTGGTTACGGAATGTTTCGCTGGGCAAGTGACAAAATGCGGTCAGCACATAGAGTCAGTTATGAATTACACAACGGACCTATACCAGACGGAATGGCAGTGTGTCATAAATGTGACAATCCAAAATGTGTTAACCCAGAACATCTGTGGACTGGTACACTTAAACAGAATGCACAAGATATGGTTAGTAAAGGAAGAAATGGTCGCGGCATGTTTGGGTATAAACACAAGTTAGGAACATGCAAACATTGTGGTGCTATTAGACCTGTTAACACATTAGCAAGAAACCACAATGATAAGTGTAAACACAAGCCTTGAAGTATAAATACATTAAGCGCAATGTGTTCTACACTCATATATGAGAGACAATAACCTATGAATAATTCAGATTTACTGAAGAAAAATCCTGTTTATAATGTAATTTATGACCAAATGCTTGCCTACCAGTTAGCATATCTCGGTGGTTACAGTTTCAAACAGTATGTGCGTAAGAAACGCCCAAGTGAAGACAGCAATCTATGGATTGACTTAATTAATAACACGATTGCACAGCCTATTTGCCGTTATATTGTAGACACCATCAACGATGTACTGTTTGACCCTGGTGTAAAGCGCAATCTACAGTTTTGTACACCTTCAGGTTCGTTCATCAACCCTAAGAATGCTGAGTGGGCAGACTTATTCCTGCTTGACGCTGACTTAAACAACAGTAGTTTGACAGCATTTATGGAACAAGTAGGTGATTTAACAAGTATCTACGGACATTGTTGGATTGCAGTTGACATGCCACAAGAGGGTGACGGCACATTAGGTCGTCCCTACACAGTTGCTATACAGCCTCTCAATGTATGGGACTGGGAGTTTGAATATTACGGTGGTAGACCTATGCTCAAGTATGTAAAAATACTTGAGATGGAAGATGAGAATAACTATTACATCAAATGCTATCACTTAGGTGACGCAACAAACCCTTCATACTGGCGCAGTTACGAACTTGAGAAAAATGCAAACTCTATTCAACTAAATGCACCAGCAAAACTTACAGGTGAGGGTGTCTTCCCACTAGGAATGTCTATCCCTGTATTCATTGCATACGGTCGTCGTGACCCTCGCAGAATTGACTTAGGCGTATCAGACATTGACAGCGCAACAGATGCACAACGAGAACATTATAAATTAGAATGCGAGGCCTATTCAGCGGTACAATTCGCACACACAATCATTCGTGCAGAGCCAGGCGTCAAAGTCCCAGTACACTCTGGTGCAATCGTTCGTGCAACTGAGGGACAGATTGAAGCCATCACTATTGATACTGGCGATGTTCTTACAATCATCAAGAAGCAAGATAACATTCTAGAACAGATTGAAGCGTTGACTGGCTTAGGTGGTTTACGCAACACTAAGAATCAAATCGCATCAGGCGTTGCCATCATTGAAGAACGCAAGCAATTGCATAGACTTGCAAAAGCAAAAGCGAGATTGATGGAATCAGCAGAAGAAACTATTCTTACCTATGCTGCTCGTTACATGGGTATGCGTTGGGCTGGCGAAGTTAGATACAACACTGACTATGAAAGCCACGATACCAACTATAGATTAGCATTAATCAAAGAAGCAAAAGCATTGTCTCCAGAAGACCCAGTAATCAATGCATTAGTCAATAAAGAAATTATCGGTATGCTTGCGCCTTCTACTCAGATTGCTGATTATGAGCAACTATACATTGACACTATTCAAGACCCTGCACTAAAGGGCTTGATGACAGAAACTAATCAAGAAGTATTGAGTCGTGATCTCATGCCAAGTATGATCCCTGTAGAGAGAGAATACGAAGATGATGACAGCAATATGGAACAAGCCAGTGAAGACGCTGGCGGCGATGATGACAATTCTACATTACTTGGTGGTGCGGGAACGCCCATCACTAATCTAGGAATAACATATACACCTCAGCAGGCAATTGCAGTACAGTTGACTGGTGGGGTAAACACAGGTAGATAATTCTATTATACGAATAGAATAAATACAATACAAATCGGTAGTTACGAACAACTAAGGAACAATTAAATGAATGAAGATACTTTCGTTGGCAACGAACAAGCCCCTGAAGTAATGCAGGACCAGGCAACTGGTAACAATACAGAACAGACTGTTAATGCAGGTGCAATTCGTAAAAGCACCACTAATACAATTCTGAATGCTCTCAGCAATGCGAGTGGACAGAACTTTGAATCAGTAGAAGCGGCGTTAAGTTTCATGGCAAGAACATCTGCTCAACAAACCAGCGGTGGCAACGCACAGCCAGTAGAACAACAGAATACAGATAGACGCTCTAATCGTGTCACTACAAATGACTTGCATGAACAGTTCAATCGTCTCCAACAGGACCTTACTATTAAGGAACAGAAGTTGAGAGAGCGTGACTTGGACTCAGAGATTCAACGAGCAATGGGTGAACGATTTGACTCCGATCTACTTGACTATGCTTTAACTAAAGTAAAGTCAAACATTGAATGGTACGATGATGGTACCTATGCAATTGTAGATAACAAGGGTCGTGAACGCTATGGTATAGATGGTTCTCCTCTAACAATCAGTGGTCTCGTAAATGAAGTAGCGACGGGTAATCCTAAACTTCTTCGTCAGAGTAGCGGGAACAGTGGTTCTGGTTTAAGACCTGGACAAGGTAGTTTTGCTGGTGCACTTGAAGAAGGCATACCAGACTATACTCGTGACCCAGCAGCGTTTAACGCCTGGGCTGCACGAAATGGTCTTGGTAAGAACATCGGACTCAAGGGTATGAGAGTATCAGCAACATCATCGGCTCCAAGTCGCAAAATACTCTAAGTTAACTAGGTAGATTCTATGACCGAAGAAGATATGAGAACTAAATTTACTAATCATCGCTCTAAAGCGAAGCATAGAGGAATTGAGTTCAAATTGACATTTAACGATTGGAAACTAATCTGGTTGACTTCTGGCAAATGGGAACAACGCGGAATTCGCAAAGGACAATATGTTATGTCAAGAGTGAATGATGTAGGCCCATACGCTATTGGAAATGTGTTCATCCAGACTTCTGGAGGAAACAACACTGATGCCCATTCGGGGAATCAGTATCGTAAAAACATTCCTAATAGTGAAAGCCAGAAAAAAAAGATAAGTGAGTCTCTTAGTGGTATTGAAAAAGAAAAAGTTCAATGTCCACACTGTTCAAAAACTGGTGGAAAGCCAGCAATGACAAGATTCCACTTTAATAACTGTAAATTACAATTGCCAACAAAAGGAGAAATTTTATGGCTTATGTCTTAGGCGGCCCCAATAATGAGGCTGATGGTTTTACTACCGCAATCGCATCTTTCGC